GGAGCTAGAAGCGAAAGGCATCCACGAAATAGTCTATCTTGACCGTTTTGGCAAGGTAGTGAAGGAGAAGATATGAGTGACCGGATCACTTTTTCGCCGGACCAAGAGATGGAAATTCTTGGCTGGCTGGAAGCACTAAGAGACGCAGGACTAACACTAGATGATATCATTCAAGGGATTCTCGACGGAACTCTCACCGACCCCGTTGACTCTGGTGAGTCCCAGCAGGATATCGGCGTACCTAGAGTGCCCCAAGAAGTATGACTACATCTATGGGCAAGAGCTAAAGCCGGCGGGTAAAACGGCGAAGAAGTTCGACAAGGGAAACTACTTCCACGAACTAAGTCACGTCTACTACCAGATGATTAAGTCCGGGGTAGAGCCAGGTTCTACCTACGCAGAAGAAGCGATCAAAGCTCGAATCCGTAACGACATTGAGACGACTGGCGATCCGTCGCTAATTCCCGTGTACGGCATCGTCACAACTACGATGCTGCGTTTCATACGGGAACAATCCAAGAAGGTGGACCACGGTATCCAAGTCATCTCTGTTGAAGCGAAACTCGAATTCCCTACAGAAAACTTCGTGTTGTTTGGGTTTGCCGATTTAATCTATCGTGACCACTCTGGGAACCTGCGTATCCGTGACCACAAGACCGGCGAAAAGGCGTGGGGAAAGCTGGACGCTCAATTCAGCAACCAGCTACTGTACTACGCCTGTATTGTCTGGAAGCTGATGGGCGAAGTACCCATGTCCGAGATTTCTTACACCAACACAAAGGAGTACGCCAAGCCAATCACCTACGAACAAGCCTTCACATTTACCACAGTGAATTACTCGGAGCGGGAACTCGAAATCTACTTCGATGAGATTTGCAGAGTCGTTGTGCATATGCTACAATCTGACCCTGTTCCCTTCTACGGTCAGCACTGTAGGTACTGTGCATTCCAGACACCGTGCTACCTTTCTCGCAAGGGAATAGACGCCTCACCAATCCTGGCGGCGAACTACACCAAACGAGACAGTAGGCATGAGAGCACCTTTACCGAAAGTTACGCCAAGAGTGACAATCCCAATTGACTACTTCATCGTCAAGTTTAAGGATGGGAGCCTAAAGACAGTCAATGTGGATGACGGCGAAGGGTACTTCCGAGAGGAAGAACTAATCGGAGAAACGAAATCACTCACAACATACCAATGCTTCATTGCAACGAAAGAAAAAGCACGTGGAAATAAGACGGTTTCAGACAGTAACACAACGAACCCCGTGGGTTAAAGCACTCATATACGGACAAGCTGGGGCTGGTAAAACCAGATTCTGCGCCGATTCGCCTAAGCCGTTTTGGTTCGACTTTGAGTCGTCCACTGAAACGCTGCGATACTGGCCGGAGTACAAAGAGACCAGGGTTAAGACCCCGAAAGATATCTCCGAGCTAATCACGGACATTGCTCTGGCGGTCAATGACCCGGAGATTGACACCATCATCATCGACTCGATGACAACAGCGCACGACTACTTCATGAGAAGGGAAGCCGAGAAACGTGCAGCCAAGCGAGACGAGTTCACATTCAGTGAAGCCGATTACAAGTACGCTACGCAAGTCTTTACAAAGCTGTTTGGTCTGTTGCAAGACGCCCCGATCAACGTGGTACTTATTGGACATGAAAGAATTGCTTTCGATCCTGACACCGGAAACGTTACAGGAATTTATCCAGATATCACGCCCCGACTTCAACAAGCTGTTACAAGACTTGTTAACGTCGTCGGATATATGTCGGCAACGAACAATGAGCTGAAAGGAACAACAAGCCGAAAACTATACCTCAACCGAACCAACACAATCGAGGCGAAGAACCGCCTCAACATCCAAGACATATTCATACCGAATCCAACATGGAAGGAAATTTTCGGTGCCTGATTTCAAGATCAACTTCGGAAACGCCAAGCAACTAACGCCATTTGAGTTGCCGCCCGAGGGACAATACACCCTCGTGATTGCGGACTACAAGTGCAAGGAAGCAAAGAACCCGGAATCCCGTGCAAAGGGATTCAACATCGCTCTCGTTTTCAACGTGGCCGATGACGACTATCCGGGCGCAAAGCTCTGGCACAACTTGTGGGTTGCTTACGAGAACCCCTGGGCTGCCAAGTATTTCTTCGACGCACTTACGGGGAAAGACCTGGAAGATGACAACCTCGATGTGACTGATGCCGACTCATTCATCGGACAGGCAGTTGGTGCGGCTCTGATCCACGAGTCGTACGAGTACAACGGAGAAACAAGAAAGAAGCTGGTGGTTGCTACCCCAGATTCGTTCTACAACGTTCCGTTCTGATTGACAGTAGCCCCCGGTCGAAAGGCCGGGGGCTACTTGTCTCTGGAGACATATGAACACGCTCAGTTTCTATTTAGACACTCTATACGATGGTCTAAGTGGCTTTGTGTATTCGCCTGTCAAAACGGCAACGAGCTTCGAGCAACATTGGTTTGACTATCCGAGAGAGAAGCAAGCTCTTATCGACCACATCTCCAATGGTGGAGGCGACGTATACATATCGCCTGCCGTCTATTCGGAGAAGCGTGCAGTCAAAGAGTCGATTAAGACGCTACAGTGTGTATGGGTAGAGTTCGACGGGGTTGAGCAGATTGACTTCCAGTCTGTGTCCGAACCTACCATGATAGTCCAAACCAGCTTTGCTTCGCACGTTCACTGTTACTGGCGAATCGACAGGGACACTCATCACGTCGTAGAGAAGATCAACAGGGAGCTTACCTATTACCTACACGCTGATAGTTCAGGCTGGGACGCAACGCAGCTATTACGTCCTCCAGAAACCGTCAACCACAAACACAACTTGCCTGTTGTATTGGCCTCCCATACTCTCGCCGCCTATAACGTGGGAGCCTTTGATTTCCTCCCCACAATATCAGCTCCTGCTGCCTCAACTGTGTTGGTGGAAGAGCTAATACCTACAGCGCAGGTCTTGGCTAACAACACACTGCCGCTCAAAGTTATGCGGATGGTTAAGAAGGAAGAACCAGTCGAACCCTACAGGTCCTCGTTTCTCATGAGGTTAGCCCATGAACTAGCGGAAGAGGATTTGACGCATGTAGAGATAGTCTCGCTTCTATACGAAGCAGACGGCCGCATCAAGAAGTACGACGGTAGAAACGACCAACTGGTCAGGCTGTCACAGATAGCAGATCACGCTATGCTTAAGCACATAGCGGAGGATACTGTCATCATCTACACGCCAGAGCAGATACTCAAATACGTCGAACAATTGCAGTGGATACTACCTCAGTGGCTCCACGCTACTGGTCAGCTTGTAATTAGTTCGGCCCCAGGTGTAGGTAAGACACAGTGGTGTATGCAGCTAGCATATAGCCTAGCGACAGGCCGCTCGTTCCTAGGGATGGCTAATAGCTCGAAGTACAAGGTCTTGGTTCTAAGCTTGGAAATGGACAAGCAGTCGCTGAAATACATCTTCGAGCATCAGCAGAACTCATGGGAGGAAACACCGCTCTTTGATATCGTGGATGAGACACAGAGCCTATCTAAGTACGAGGACTTGATCGAGGAACGTGAGACGAACGTTCTGATCGTAGACTCACTGACAGAGCTACTCGATGACGAAGAGGAAACTAGCCCAGGGAAAGAGGCTAGGCGGATTATGAAGTGGTGCAGGAAAATCCGCCGTCGTTATGGACTGGCTGTCATCCTGATCCACCACAACAGGAAAGCAACAGAAGGAAACAAGAAGCCTAAGGGACTTGCCGACTTGGCCGGTTCCTTCCAGTTCGCTAAGGACACAGATACTGTCCTGCAACTCTGGGAAGATTACAAGGGGATTGAACTCTCCGGAGTCAAAGTTCGCTTCGGTCACAAAGACGCATTCATGCTGGCTCGCAGCGGCGACCTATGGTTCACAAGGAAAGAAAGTGCTAGTAACCCATCAAGACCAGCTCCAGCAAATCAGGAACGAGATCAAGGGGAGCAACAGAGTAGCAGTCGACACGGAGACGAACTTCACCGAAAGGATGGAGGAAAGGTACCTCCTAGGTTTCGCTTTAAAGACGGACCACAATAGCTGGTACATTCCCGTCAATCACAAGCCGTATCTAGATCAGCAGCCAGACAACTTCATTGTCCCAGAGGACTTGTTTACTGGCTACGAGGGTCCGATTATCGCCCACAACATGAAGTTCGACTACATCGTGTTGAAGCGGCATGGGATAGAGCTACCTGTAGGTAACTTGTGGTGTACGATGATGTTGTCTGTGTACATCAACGAGAACCATATCGTAGGCCATGATCTAGACGCCGTTATGACCCGGTTCTTGGGCGTGCGAAAGAAAACAGTAGAAGCTGCTGCTTTGAAGAAGTTTGGCTGGGTAAATGCGCCAGTACACTACATGGCACAATACGCAGAACAGGACTGTAGCCCACTCCCAGAATTGTATGATGCTCTACTAGACAAGAGCCAGCTACAGCACATACAATTCTGGGAGCAGTTCGATCGGCCGTTTATGCTACTTTTGGCCGAAATTGAAATGAACGGCATCTTGATCGACCGAGAACTCTGCGCTGAGTTACAGCAACAGTGTCAGGCTCGGCTTCAAGAGATTCGCAAGCAACTGGGGTTTGATCCAGCCAAACCATCGCAATTGCATCCCAAACTCTTTTCCGACCCGCCGTTGGGTTTAGGTTTGCGTGCATCTTCATTTACTCCAACTGGTAAGCCTCAAGTATCTCTTGAATGGCTCCAGGGGGTAGGTCACCCGACCACCGCCCTTGTGTATGAGTATAGGAAGATCAGCAAGCAATTGTCAAGCTATTTCTCGTCGTACCTTGACCTCACTACCAGGGAGAACCCTCGCCTTCACCCAACCTTCAAGCAGCATGGCACCGAAACAGGGCGCCTCTCATGCGAGAACCCCAACCTTCAGCAGATACCCCGTGAGGAGTACAAGGATGCTAGCGTCAAGAGGCTCTTTCTACCTGAACCTGGAAAGGAACTTTGGGAGATTGACTATCGGACCATTGAGTATAGACTACAGGCGGTCTATGCTGAATCTAGACAACTACTTGATCTGTTTGAGAACGAAGGAGACTTCCATCAGCTTGTGGCGGATGACGTTAGCCGTAAAGCTGGCATACCAATCACCCGTCAAAGAGCCAAGACAATCAACTACCTCATGTCTTTCGGAGGGGGACCAAGAGTCCTACAGGCCCAACTTGGAACCTCATTCAGTGTAGCGAAGGAGATACACGAAGCGTATAAGGCCGCTTATCCTGAAATCTTCGAGAAAGCATGGGAGGCACAACAAGTTGCAGAAGCTGATATGCAGATTGATATGTGGAGCGGCCGCACTAGGCATTTCGTATACCCTGGGGAGGCACATAAAGCATTCAACGCAGTTATCCAGGGAGGAAGCTTCGAGATTGTCAAACGGAGTATGCTACTTCTCCACGCCGCTGGATTTTCAATCTCGAATCAGGTACATGACTCCGTATGGCTTAATGTAGACAATGAGAAGGAGGTCACAGAAGCACAAGACATCATGGAGAACTGGACTCACGAGA